ATATGGGTTTCTTTGAAATGAAGTGGAGACTATCAGCCTGTAGAGTGCAGACGGGCTATACTCAAAAAGAGGTATCTGAGTTAATGGGGATTAGTGAGAAAACACTGGTAAGCTGGGAATCTGGGAGAACAGCTCCCAATATGGAGAACGCCCAGAAACTTAGTGAGCTGTACAGTATCCCCCTAGCTTACATTGATTTTACCAGAGAGGGGAACCGCACAGCTCTTAAGGATAGAGTAAAAGAGACAGGTGTAACTTTGTAACTAGCTTATACGAAGAATATATACAGGGATTTACTTTTCATGCAATTCGTTTATTCTGAGGGCTAATTTGGTTAGCAGTTTTAGATCTTTATCGGACAGTGTAATAGAGATTTTGAATAGCTCATAGAGGGCGGATTTACGCTTTAATAGCTCCGCTATAAGATAGGGATCCGCTGTGAATTTTTCTTTAGAGAAAACCTCTGGATCTTTTAGTAGCTCTGTCTTATCAATTCCGAGATATGTAGCGATTGCCTTAATACGATCCATGCGAGGGATAGTTTTTCCGTTGCACCATTGGGATACGGTAGAGGAGCTAAAGTTTAGATCATTTATGAGATCTTGCTGGGTTTTGCCTCTAAGCTCCAGATAGTAATTAAGAGCCTTAGAGAAAGTCTTAGTCATGCGGTAACGCTTCCTTTCTTTTAGAAATGGGTTTTAGCTGTTTTGCAAACGGCAATTAGCTCCACAAAACAGAGATTGATCTCCGTTAAATTGTGAACAAATTGTAAATAATCGCTAACACCTCTTGAAATCTCTGTTTAATAGAGATATAGTACCACCAAAACAGAGGTTTGCTAGGATTATAGGCTACCTCTGTCTTTTATACCCTAATATCTCTGTTTAACAGAGAAGCAATCCTGTAGAGACGGAATTGCTATTTCTACTCTTTGTACAGCTTTAACATTCTAACGGTTAGGGATCTTATCATGTGTTTATCCTCATTGCATAGCTGAGGATATAGCTCCATCATCTCACTTAAAAGCGGATCTGGTTTTTCTGTGACTTCTGCAAAATCGAAAAACTGAGCTACAGGAGCCTGTAGATAGTTAGCTAAGGTTTGGAGCCTGTCCATATCTGGCAAGTGTCTACCTTTGCTCCATGCGGAAAAGGTTGTAGGAGGTACACCTATGGCATCGGCTATCTCCTTTTTAGTCTTTCCAGATGTGGCTATATAGTAGTTTAGGGTTTTTGCAAAATTGGTAGCGAGGTCATTGTTATTGCTCATACTTACACCTCCTTTCTACTTGCATTATACAGTAAAACAGTAGAAAAGTAAAGAAAAATTTAATTCTAATATTGTTTAACAGAGTTTTGCTCTTGACAACAGTACAAACTTCTGATATATTGTTCAACAGTAGCAATTGATACTGTTTTGGGTTTTGCTATCTTTTTTTAGGTACAGACTATTGTTTAACAATAGTTTTAGCCATACAATGATTATCTTAGGAGGAAAACATAGATGGAACTGCAAGAAATTTACGAGGCTTATAAAGCCAGAAAGCTAGCCTTTGAACAAGCAAAGAAAGAGGAGGAAAAGTATAAAGCACTCCTCAAGGATGCTATGGCGGAGGCTGGAGAGAAAGATTTTACCGATGATGCAGGATACAGATTTGAGCGGATCTTGCAGGAGCGAAAGAGTATTGATGAGCCTAAGCTCTTAGAGGAGCTCCGTAACAGAGGCTTAACCGATTGCATTAAGACGGTAGAGGCTGTGGATGAGGAGGCTACCCTTAAGGCTGTAGAGGCTGGCACACTTCCACAGGAGGTACTCATGGAGTGCTTAAAGGTAACTGAGGTAGTAGTGCTAAAACTTACCGCTCCTAAGAAATCGAAGAAATGATAACGGTATGGCGGATGCCCGTAGTAGCTACCGTAGAGCAGGTAGTTAAGGATATTAAGCTCCAGCTCTACGGTACAGGGCTACTAAGGGAGGTAAAAGATACTGGATCGGATCTTATGTGCACCTGCCCATTTCATGGCGGAGGCAAGGAGCGTAACCCCTCTTGCGGTGTGAGTAAGTACGAGAAAACAGTAAGCGGAAAGCACTATGAGGCAGGTACGGTACACTGCTTTACCTGTGGTTATACAGCGGATCTCCCACAGTTTGTAGCGGATATGCTGGGGCTCAGTAATCCCCTAGCTGGCTATAAGTGGCTGGTAGGCAGGTATAACTACTCCACCAAAGAGAGGGAGCCTATGGAGCTTAACCTCTACAGAGGACAAGCCCAGAAAGGCTCCTCAATGGATGAGGAGCTGGTAGATAGGTACCATACCGCTCTACTCAATAGTGCGGAGGCTTGTGAGTACCTACATAAGAGAAAGCTCCCCTACTGGATCCTAGAGGCGTATAAGCTGGGCTTTGATCCAGAGGATAATACCGTACTTTTCCCTGTACGGGGAATGGATGGGAAAGTTGCTTTTTACAAGGGCAGGAGCATTGCAGGAAAGCACTTTTATAACGCTAAGGACATTGATAAGAGCTCTAAGATCTTTGGCTTATGGGAGCTCTGTAACGGGCGGTTTTCCAGCGGAGTGCCCACTCCAGATAGTGAGATCTGGATTACTGAGAGTGAGATAGATGCTCTTAGTATCGTAGCCTACGGGGGCTTAGCTATAGCCCTTATGGGCTCTCACATATCGGAGGAGCAATGTAGAGAGCTGGAGAGATCCCCTTTTAGGAGGTTTGTTCTGGCTACAGATAACGATGAGGCAGGGAGAAAAGGAGCCTCCCAGATAAAGCGTTTACTGATACCTAAAGGGTTTAGGTTTACTAATCTCCGATGGCACACAGACCTAAAAGACATTAACGACCTAGTAAAACAGTTTGGAGATGGCTGGAAAGATCATCTCACAGGATATTAAAGGACTACAACAGGACTACAACAGGAGGACATCATGATGACAGCAAGAGTATACAACAATGAGGATCTAGTTAGAAACTACAAGGAAAGCGGAAACGAGAGCTTTTTAGCGGAGATTATCAAGAATAATACCCCGTTGCTCAGACTATTGGTAGAGCCCTATCTGGCTACTATTCCCAATAGTGAGTACGAGGATCTCATAGCTGAGAGCTATATGCCGATGTTAAAGGCTATTGAGGATTTTGATGAGGCTAGAGGCTTAGCGTTTACCACTCTCCTTAAGGCGTATGTACGCCAGCATCTAAACCGCCTCTACAATGAGGCTACCAGAAAGAAGCGGTACACGGGCTCCACTCCCTCCTCTTATGAGGCTCTTACAGAGATTAACAAAGAGGGCGGATGTGAGCTGGATAGCACATTCACAGTAGAGTGTGAGGATGTACGGGATTTTGAGTTTTTTGATTTGCTTAGATCCCTCCGCCTCAACGAAAAGGAGCAGGTAGCAGTAACCATCCTTATGGAGGGAGGCTCTAAGGGAGCTGTAGCAAAGGCTCTTAATTGTACTCCAGCCACAGCTAACTATTATTTCAAGAGTATCAAAAAAAAGTTTGTTTTAGCAGGAGTTTCTTTCTAAATAAAACCGCTGTAACTGATTAAGTTAAGTATCAACACAAGGGAGGCGGATGTTTATTGATTAGAGCTGTTAGAACGCTGTTAGCTGTCATAAGAGGAGAGGCAGTAGTGCTCATTAAAAAGGATGAGCGTAATGCTGATGTAGTAGTTGGCAGATTGGTAAATAAGCGTTTTGCCATTAACTCAATGGCAGGGGCTATTAAAACTATGATGCTTTGAAACCCATAAATACATAATTTTAATAAAAGGACATAATAGGAGGACTTAAAAAATGGGCTTGCAGGATTTGTTAAACAAGTACGATAATGGAGGAGTTACTAAGGCTGGCTGGTTTCAGCTCAAGGATGACGGAGATACCGCTACGGTACGCCTCCTCCACAGAGGAGAGGTAGGCGTAGAGGAGGGCACACAGGAGCCTAAGTTTGACTTCCCTATCTATGAGGTACACAAGCTGGATGTAGATGGCTCTGGTAGAGATCGTACTGTACTGTGTAAGGGAGAGAGCTGTGAGCTCTGTAGAGCTGGTAATAAGCCTCAGCTTAGAATGTTCCTCCAGATGGTTAATCTGGATGAGAGAGATAAGGATAAGCAGGTACAGCTCTGGGAGCGTGGCTTGACGGATATCAAGAACATGATCGGCTTAGCTGGAGAGTACGGAGATCTTACCCAGCGTGATATTAAGATCAAGCGTAGCGGAGCTAAGGGCTCTCTTAAGACTACTTACCAGTTTTTCCCTAAGGATAAGAGTGAGCGTGATATCCCCTCTCCTCAAAATCTGGTAGGCTCCCTCATTTTGGATCTTAACCGTGAGGATCAAATTAAGGCTATTGAGGGCAGATTACAGCTTAAAAAGAGCGGAGATACTGAGGAGAGCTCTGGGGGCTCCAGTGCTAGCAGAGTTTTCTAAGTAAGCACGACTACTCAAGGGAGAGGCAAGTAAAACAGCCTCTCCCCTTTTTCGTAATAAGGAGGTAACGGAAATGGATCTTCATACAGCTACAGAAATATCGTATAACAATGGATATGTTAAGGGGTATGCCGATGGGCTAGCAGATAAGTGGATCTCTGTTAATGCACGGTTGCCAATGGAAAATACTTTGTGTATTT